CTTTTTTGTTTTATGAAAGAAATCAGTCAAAATAATGCCCATATTAGATATACCTAATATGGGCATTTCTCTCATTTCCACCATTCATCAAATATTATAATGGCTTTAGAACTAAGAGGATAAATATAACAAAATCCTATAACATCAAGCTTTTAAATAAAAAAAGAAAAAACATAATCCGTTAACCTCAGATTATTTTTGGAGTTTAGGTGGGCAATTGGGTGGGCAATGAAGACAATCTTTCTCAAATATCTTCTTAATTAAAAAAAGAAAAAACAAAAAAAGCACAGCGTGTATAAGTAAGTGCGCGAACACTCTTATACCGTCCGCCTAGCTAAGATAGGCAAACACTTGCTGTACCCTCATTTGTATTTTAATACATTATGGGTTCTCTTTGCAACGGTTTGCTATCACTGGTAAAACGTTGCTCTTTTTGTTTCTAAAGGAGAAAGCATATTAATGAAAAAACGAATCGATGTAATCGCAGGTGAAGAATCATTTAACAACCTTTCGCGTTTTAATGAACTTGAAGAAATGAATAAAACTGTACGGGTATATAAAGATGCTATTATTGCTTCTGTTAAGCGTGTAGATGTACAAGCTAGACTTATATCATTATTGGAGCTTTTAAAGCGTCATAGCTGCAAGCAATTAGGTGTGAGCTATATGTGTAAGAATACTATTGCAAATAAGTTAGAAGTGTCTTATAAAACTGTGCAACGTTTAATGAAGAGACTAGAAGAGTTAGGCATGATCTGTCAGGTACCAATGAAGCGTAAAACAGATATGCTGCAAACTTCAAATGCCGTTTTAATTATGCCTATTGAAGATGTGACCGGCAAGAATACCCCTAAAGAGTCCAAGAAGTGTCCAGCCATTAAAACAACTACTAGTTCTCTAAAACAAAATATTAATAATAAACGTAACACTGTCCCTGTTTCACAAAATAAAGTTGTTAAATCTTTTTCAAAAGCAAACTTCATTGCTCATTGGGTACCAGAACGATTTGCTGACTTAACAAGCTGTTACTATAACGAGTCTCAAACTATTCAAGAATTGTGGAAGGTAGTTAAACAGTGTAACCGAGTAATAAACTACACTACTTATGAAAGAGCATTTACTCCACAACAAGAACTGAACATTGGTATTAGAGCATTTAAAGAATTTGTGATGAAGGTAAAAGATAATACGAAGATGCAAAACAAGTTTGGCTACTTCAACGGTGTTGTAAATAACCTTATGGACAAACTTTATTTTGACCAAGACTTTTTAGAGAGCTTTTGATATGCTAGTAGACTTTTGAAGATTTAGGTACTTGAATATACCGTCCACATCTCTTGTTTGTACAGCATAAAGTGGCTTAAAGTCCACATCATAATATTTATCTGTGAGAAGCCATATAGCCGGGAATCGTTTGGAATGAAGCTTCCATTCGCCTGAATCTTTATATTGCATGTATAGCTTCTTTTTGTTCTTTATAAATCAATTTTTAGCTTGGAGATAAAGTTAAATACTCACTGCCGGTTGACAAAGCTATATTGTTAGCTGAATTATTAGATCGCACTGTGTACGATTTATTTGAAAGGACAGATGAAAAGTAAAAGAACAAAGTGACTAAAAAATATAGAAGGTGTTTTTATGTTAATTATCGAAATTGATCAAGAAGAAGTTCGGAAACTAATGTTGCAAAAAATTGAAGAAAAGATTAAATCCATTAATGAGGAGCTTGTGTTTTGGGACACAAAAGAATTACGTAGAAGGATATGCATGAGCTGGAGCACTATTCAAAAAGAATTTTTTTATGATCCAAGATTCCCTAAACACAAAGTCGGCAGTAAATGGTATTTTCCTGCTCTTGAAACCGAAGCTTTCCTTTTACAATGGTTAAAAGAAAAAACGGACAAATAAAAACACATTCGCCATATTGAGTAAAACTTTGGGAGGGGATTAAGAAATGGACATTAGTAACTTTAAAATGACAGAAGAAAAAGTAAAAAAGTTAAAGCCCATTTTTGAACAAATCTTATCAAGAAAATATGGTGAAAAGATAGAGTTTTCCAGTTTAACTGTAGGTAATATTACGGTAACAAACGAAAAGTCCCGTACTCATAATAAGTAACACTTGGGAGGAATGATAGAAATGGATTTTAGTAAATTTGAATTAACAGAAGAAAAAGTCAAGAAACTAAGACCCATTTTCGAAAAATCCTTATCAAGAAAGTACGGCAGGAAGATAGAAATTGCTATATTAACTATGGGTAACATCACAATAAGAAAAGAGCCCCCACTCCAATGAGTAGGGGTTTTATCTTTTTAGATATTCTTCTTCATTTCACAACTTAAAAATGTAAATACCTATTATGCAAATTTGCTCTGTATACAATATACAGAGCAACAATAATTAATAGGAGTAAGTTGTATATGAATAGTACGGGTCATAATAGTATGGATCATACCCGTAACCACCGTATCCTCCATACCCATAACCACCATATCCGTATGGAGAAAGTAACGAACCAGCTAATAATCCACCGATGAAAGGACCACCGAAACCAAACCCACCAAATGGTCTTCCAAATCCAAACGGTCTTCCAAATCCAAACGGTCTTCCAAACCCACCGCCAAATCCACCAAACGGTCTAATTCTTTCATCTGTATCGCTTACTTGAATTTCCTGAGGATATATATTGGGTAAAAGTTGCACTTCTGAATTCATTAAGAGTAACCTCCATTTATTTTTCATTCAAATAAAGCATATGCATTTACCCATCTGTTTTCTTGGGTGAATATCCCGATTTGATAAAAAAAGGTAGCCCCCCTTTCAATCAGAAAGAGATTTTGTATTAAATATTCTTTTTCATACCACAATTAGTAGTACACTCTCTTAGAAATTTACCGCCACCTACACTACTTTTAAACTTAACGCTGCCACAGTTGTCGCACTGGCCTGCGATTTAGCGCTCATTAACTTGGCTGTTTCTCTATATGAGTTGCGATTTAGGTACAAATCAATAGCCTTTAACTTGTCTTCAAATGTATGTCTTGACATAAAAACACCCCAATCATTAGAGTTTCTTTGTCTAACAATTGGGGTGCAGTTCAAAATAGGTAGCTTTTTTGTTCTGGAATTAAAATGTAACCTTATTACTCTTCATGTTCGTCATGTGGGTAATGTCCACCACCTGGGTATTGTCCACCGCCTGGATAATGTCCGCCACCTGGGTATTGTCCACCGCCTGGATAATGTCCGCCACCTGGGTATTGTCCACCACCTGGATAATGTCCACCGCCTGGATAATGTCCACCGCCTGGATAATGTCCGCCACCTGGGTATTGTCCACCACCTGGATAATGTCCACCGCCTGGATAATGTCCGCCGCCTGGATAATGTCCACCACCTGGATAATGTCCACCGCCTGGATAATGTCCGCCACCTGGGTATTGTCCACCACCTGGATAATGTCCACCGCCTGGGTATTGTCCACCACCTGGATAATGTCCACCGCCTGGGTATTGTCCACCACCTGGATAATGTCCACCACCTGGATAATGTCCACCGCCTGGATAATGTCCACCGCCTGGGTATTGATCCCAGTGTCCATGTCTTTTTGAATTCATTCTATTCATCCCTTTTATATATTAATTAACTTACATTTCATAAGTATGTATATGCACTAGATTTTTCAATGTATCAACTGATGCCTATGTTATATAAGTTAATTTCGAGTCTGTTTGTTCAAAATAAAAGGCATAAGACATATTAGAAGTTAATCTAACATACCTTAACATAGTAACCAATAATTCTCCGTACTATCATCTGTTATTCACCACGAATAAGAGAGGGCTAAATCCTCTCTTATTTATTTTGTTTCATACCACCAGTTGTTTTTATTCAAAAATCGCTTCACTTTTACAAGATCCAGTCCAGATACTGTAATTTCGGCCGACGGATTGCCTTTTGCATAAAGGTTTAATTCACTATCAATTCTCTCTGCTTTTAGGAAATCACGGAAGTGAGTCTCCATACCTTTGCTCAATCCACCTGTTGTTAATGTAACTGATAACGGTTCAACATCTTTAGCTTGTACGAATCCACCAGGAACTGCATATGCTTTTACACCTTCTGTATAACCGTACACACTAAATACGGTACCTTCCTTTAAAGTTTTAAAGTTTTCAGCTAAGTTAGCATATTTGTAAACACCAATGTCCTTTGTTGCTTTCACTTGGAATGAATACTTATCACCTAGTGAAGTTACTTTCGGTAAATCATCTTTTTTAGGTGTTTCTTTTTCATCTTCTTTAGGAACTTGTACAGGGGAAGGTACAACCACATGCGTGCTGTCTTTCGCTTTCAGACCAAGGAACTTCGCAACTCCTTCTGCATATGCACTTGCAAAGTCCTTTAGGAATTCAATACTTTTTAGATTTTGTGCATCCTTCGGATTTGAAATGAACATCGTTTCGGTTAGGATAGCCGGCATATTTGTCATTCGTAAAACCGCATAGTTCGCTGTTTTCTTCCCCCGATTTGTAACGTTGTGTTTGCCGATTACAGGAAGAACTTGCTCATGCACTATGTTTTGTAGAGACTCTGAAGCTAAAGAAGCGTGTGTGTAAATGAAGTCTTCATATCCTGTTGCTTTTTCGTTTGCTGCTGAATTGTTGTGGAAGCTGATAAAAACATCTGCATTCCAGCGGTTAGCTCGTCTTGCTCGTTCAGACAAAGGAAGAAATGTTTTATTGTCAGTACGTGTCGATTTAATTTCAAATCCTTCGTAATTTGCCAATAGGTAGGCGTTGAACAACTCTTGAATGGTTAGTACAACTTCGCATTCTTTCAACTCATTTCCTACTGCACCTGGATCATTCGGCAAACCATGACCTGCATCTTCATAAATCTTTTTCAATATTATTGCCCCCTTTTTAATAGGAAAAGCCACTGCATAAGCAGCGACTTAATTAACTTTTTTAGTTGATTATCTTTTTAGTTCTTCTTTCTCTGGTTTGTTTTTAAGAATAGTAATTGCTTTGATTAAAGGATCTGGTACGTAAACACCGATTTTTCCAGCGTTTTCAGTAATGGAAAGCAGTTCATTAATGCAATAAGCACTAATAACAAGGCTCATAACTAGAAAGCCCATTTCAATGTTATTTTCAATCAGTAATAGATCAACTAAGTGACTGACAGCTACCATGACAAAAACAAAGACCTTACGAGCAATACCCATAAGACCTACACGGCTTTTTAGTTCACCGTGTATTGCTGCAGCCGCCATTCCAGAAACATAATCTATAATCATTAAAGTTATTAAAATACTTAACATGGTTGACCACGCCCCAAATAAAAAAGTGATAACTCCACCACACGCAGTGAGTAACCACTTAAAGAATTGTTCCATTATGAAATTCCTCCTTGAATTTAAAATAAAAAGAGGACTGATATCAGCCCTCCGTATATCTATATTTGTATCTACTACATCATTAGTTATATAGTAGCCACCACCTTTCAAGCACAAAAAAATCCTCAAAGGACAACTATTGTATTAAAATGGAACCTATAGTCCAAGAGGAGGTTTCTTATGGAAGGTTTATATTTTAGAGATTTTGATTTTTATTGTTTAAAATTTGAAACCGTTACATTCGCTTTATCAATGCGTCAATTAAGCAGAAGAGCAGAATATCACCAAGACCGTCTAGTTCAATGTATTAAGGATCCTGTATTAATAAATTTATATGAAGACGCTTATGGTAGAGACGGTGATTCAAAATTAGATTTTTGGACACGAGCTGGTATTTTAGAAAAGATCATAGACCCTGAGTTATCTGCAATGTTGCAAGCTATACGTTCACAGTTTGACGTTTTCAGTCAAGTTATAAACTCCGAGTTATTCGAATCGCCTAAAGATGCTAGAAATTTAGCTGTAGCATTTAAAAAAATAGGAACCAGGATTGAATCAGAAAAGCTTAAAGAAAAAATAGATAAGATTATAGATCATGAAAACTTTATTTACATTGACGATTTTATTAATCTGTCTAAACATGTTGTTACTCTAGCCACTCGTTATTGGCAAGAAAATAACGAAGGGTTTAAAATAACGAAAAATTTCACTACAATGTCATGGAATGGTGAAGATAAAGTAATGAACAACTTAGAATTCGTTCCTGAAAAAAAGTTAGAATGGGTAGTGAACACTCTAAAACCCTGGGCAGATCAACAACTCTATATGTTAGGATCTATCCTTAAGGAAATACAAAAAGATATGATGGATGAATCGGAACTTGAGTGGGATATATCCTCGCTTTAACATTCAAAGTTAAGATTGATATCCCCTTTTCAAAGTCCTGTACTTATTTTTCAGCTCAGGACTTCTCTTTTTTATAAAAAATAACTCTTTTAGGCGTTTTTCATTCTGATTATAAATTTATTTTTATTTCAGCTACTCCAGAAGCTATGTTTGTCATAGGAATGTGAGTATTTGAACCAGGTGATTCCTTGAATCCAATTATCACGTAATTAGAATTATACTGACGTTGGTATTGATAAGTAGAATATGTTTCCGCTGTTGTTTTGAATCCTTCGGAACTAACAGGAACCAAACTCATAAATGGGACAGTATCAGATGGGACATTCTTTAGATTGATTTTTATTCCATTCGTATCAGAAACAACACTTGCAACATATGCGCTTCCTTTTCGATAGATAATAGATGCAGCTCCATTTGAAATAGATAATCGCAAATGAATAAGTCTTTCATCACTGTTCATACGACTTAAATCATCGTCACCACTAAAATCAATGTTATTATAAAAATCCATTAGATAGGTTGTGTGTCTATCGTTTTGATAAGAATTTCTCACTCTCTCAATCCCTGTTACAACTGCTTCTGCAAAGGCGTATAGTGTCGGCGTCCAGTTTTCGCGTTTCGTTCTGTTCGCCTTACTCCAATCACCATTCAAAAAGAAGTCTTTCCGTTGTTGACTAGTTAACTCAAGTTGACAACAACCACCACGCCTATTTCTGTTACTGACATTGTCCTCTTCTTCTCCTACAATTGCATTTGGAGCTATTTGAGCGTTAAGACCTCTCTTCACTAACTCCTCCCAAATTGTATTACGTAAAGCTATATCTAAACCTCCTACATTAATAATGGCTGTATCTCCTGCAGCTCCATGAATGGCTACATGTTGCTTTTTATCTGTTACCATACTAACCATTGTTGGTTCATCATAGTGAGTGCTAGTTACATGTAATTCTGAGTTATTAGAGCTTCTTAACCCTTCAAATAGAAACAGGTCATAATCTCCCATTTCTCTTACTAGCGTTGCCGCTTCACTTACACCAACCTCAATACCGCCACCATGTATGCCTGAAATTAATACTGAATTGTGATTATCAACGGTGACAATCTGCCAGTCAACACCCTCGGTAGTGGCTGCTTCTAATGCTGTCATACTTGGATATTTGTCTGCCATTAATATTTCAACTCCTTATCAGGGCGTGCAATCTTTGAAAAGCGTAGTTTTGTTACGATAGCAGCATAGTTATGAATAACAGACATTGTACTTCCAAAATCGCCTTTTACTGTTTTGTCGTAATATTTCACGCCTGTTTTTTTACCATTTACAAATAGAGAATATTCTTTTGCTTTATGATTCCATCGAAGGGCAGCTGTGAAAAGCTCGTTTACTTTAACTACACCATTACCTGTTGAAATAGATGCACCACCCCATTCATCAATACTGAATGATATTTTGCCTGCAGCATTTACGAACAATAGGAATCTCCCTGTGGATGGATAATCAATACGACAATAGTTTACGGTATCAGCTAAAACAAGTGGTATAATGCTAACTTCAACTGTACCTTCCTGAGCGTTAAGAACATTAAGCGTAGGGATAGTAAAGCTTTCAGGAAAAGCTGGATCAACTAGAAGTCCTCCCATATCATAAACAGGCTGATTTACTCCATACGTGCGCCCCTTATAATCTCTACTTGTTGCCCGTGTAAAAGTAGGCGCTAAAGCATTAGGTGAAATAGCCGTCGCACTCGCATTCTTTACAAGGAATTGATTTTCTTTTTGTAATTGTACTAATTTAGAATCTGTACCAGCCTCCATGTTATCAATTCGTGCCTTTAATGTTTTTTCGCCTCCTCGGGCATCCACAATCTCAGAGGGTTGAGGCGTAGAATTTATTAAATCATCTACTCGTTTCTTCTGGAGATCTGTTTCTTTTACTATATCTGTCTTAAATACATTAAATTGTGTCTGGAAGTCGCTTGTCATCTTTTCAAATGTAATATAAGCAACGCCTGTTTTTTGTAAATCATCTAGTGTAGATGTAATTTTAATTCGTAACCAATCATCTGACGGAAATTTTTCTTTTATTCCACTCGGATAATTAATGGTAAATTCAATACGCATTTCACCGGAACCTGTTACATCACTTGCACCAATAGAAAACGTAGCTGTATATTCGTCAGATAGAATAGCCCTGGTACTTAGGACAACGCCTTGTCTATTGGCTAACTTCACATCAACTGTAGCACCTAATAAGCTAACCAACTCACCGTTTTCGTCTCTAAAGTTAAATCCTAAAGGTGTGCGATCACCTTGCTTTATAATAGCCCCACCAAAGACTTGTTCAACTGAATTTCCTGTTGTATACATGGACTCACCTCCTTACGTAATTAACTCATATTCATGACTTCATCTTGTGAATACTCGATAAAGTCACCTAATTTATATTTCTTTTCAGAGGCATCTAATAAAGGTCGTTCTACCTCTGTAACACGAGCTTCTAAATAAAGAGAGGGAACATAATGAGAGTCTTTGATTCTCAATGTATCTGCGAAAAAAGCTTTCTCATGTTCAAGCCCTAAGACTGAATCAAGTGTAACTTGTTCTACTTCATACTCAATAGCACCCATAATCCGTTTATTTAATTCTGTAAGACCTAAAGATGTTAGTTTTTGTACGGTCATAGCTTGGTCTGTGGATTCTGGTTCATAAAGGCCCACTATATGTTTGCCTGTGTTACGGCACCAACGCTGTCTAGCAGCTTCATTTTCCACAGTGACACTTAAACATGTACCATCCTCTTTTTCAGGACCGATACACACTAATGATGTTACTAGGTCATCATAATTAACCTTTCTACGGATGCCCACTAAGTCTTTTCCAAAGGTTATTTCTTTTCCAAAGGTTATTTCTTTTCCATTGAATGTACCTAATCGTTTAATGAGGTCTACATATCGATTCACAATCTTATTACCATCAATCTCTACTCTAAAGGAAACCTCACATTCAAATGTTTCTTTTACTTTTAAAATGGCTTCGTAGGCATTGGTATACTCAAACGAAATTTGGCGTATACCTGCATAATCTGAATTACCTAACTTCCATTCTGTCCCATCCAATACCCAATTGGCAGCTGAATTGACTGTTTGGCCTGTTAACGTACGCGGTGAGATAATCTTCTGCTTTTTTAAATCTAAAAAAGATGCCGAACAATAAGCAGTTATACTGTCAGCATCTTGATCTAATTCATTTATAATAAATTCACGATAGCCTTGTTGATCATCTGGAATAACAACACGGTTACGTCCTGTAATATACTGTGCTTTTTCATCATTCACTGGCCACTCAAAATGAAACGTCTCTTCTAAATTAATATTACGTAGATGGACAGCATCTGTAATTTGATTTTCTAAAAAAGCAAGAATATTATCCGTCTTATAATCTAATATATGAATCATTTATATCCCTCTCTCCATGTTGCCTTTGTGGGTAAAGGCGGACTAGTCGTTATGGAATTTATCCCACTGTTTAGTCCAAAGAATTCTCCACTAAAAGCTTTTAAATCCATTCGAGGTTCTCCATTAATTAAAATGACTTGATTTTTATGATCAAATGTTACGACATCTCCAGCTTTTACGATGTAAGGAATTTGATTTTCTGTTAACAAGTTTAGCTTCCACACTTTTACGTCATAAGCACGAAGAGAAGACACTTTTCTTGTGCCGTATTGAGCCATATAGATACCGACTTGAGCTGGATTTCTCATAAATTGTTGTTCCGTATCATAATACTCTACAAAAGAACGCGCAACATGTTTTCCAGTATCCCTATTAATAACCGTTACATATGCTGTCCATCTATTTCGAGTACGTTCAATTCTCAACATACCGTAAAAATTCCAAAAGGTGTGTTCTTGATCACCATGAGTACTAATTAAATCTTTAAAGCCTTGATCACCACCACCTGTACGCAGAGTAGCATAGATACGTTTTCCTGTAGAGTCAACATCTTTAATTGTTAACATACAAACAGGAAGATTATTATCATCTAATACATAAAACTCGACCTTCCCAAATTTGTCTTCTCCTGTATTTACTAGTTCCACAATTGTTTCAATACGAAAATCGGTTAATGTTTGACCAAGAGATTTTTTGTAAAAGGGACCATGCCACGTATCGTTCATAGTGCCGAAATCTACAGGAAGAAAACGCGAACCATCGGACTTCATATTTCCTGTAGCTAACCCATCAATATGGATAGAACCTTCAGTTTTAGCCCATCCTGTTATAGTCGATAAGGAGTCATTAAGAGCAATTTCTTCACGTTTTGCAGCATAATCTTCAATATTTACTTGTCGACCAATTCGATTGATTTCATTTCCATTCGAAATATCAATATTGGTATAGTCATTATCAACTTGAATTTCAAACGTAGGTAAGGCTTTCACATTACCTTCATTTCGTACTTCAAGAGTACCGGAACCAGACCTTTGTACCTTTGTCTTGCCGTATTTGTAAGGGTCAAGACAGATAAACTTCAATTCACCAATACCAATCTTTACAATTTCTTCAGGATCAAATGTTTCATCAACAATCGCAAAGTAGGAACGATCTGGCTCATCGTCAAAAACTAATTCTTTGGCTGTATCAGTCACAAGCCAATCGGCTAAATCTTCTTTCAACTTTTGTATATCTGCAATGTCTTTTCCTTCAATAGCAACAGGGACTGTAAGTTCGCGTACACCAACCTGTGTGCTCTTTAAATAAGCGCCTGGATGGTTAGGTGCTGTTAATAGATTACGAGTAAGAGGAGCCCAAGCAGGACGCTTTCTACCTTTTAAAACCATTAAATAATTCTTGCGTTGATTATTAAATGTAAATCCCACCGACTATCACCCTTTTTGAAACTTTAATTGGTCTGTACTTTTTCGGTTTTGAAATTCAGTTACAGGCTTATAAATAGCCTTGGCTACTTTCTTACCATCAATCTCTGCTGTAAAACTTGTTTCTTTTGCCAATAGTTTGGTCAATAATTCTACAGATTGTTTTAACAAAGCGATTTCCTCCCGGTCTGTGGAAGATACAACGTTTGTTGTATTGTTGCTAATAGATTGTGAGCTTGATGTAGAAGGAACCCTCGGAATAGGGTTGAATAAACCAAGCTTAGGCATTAATTCTTGCAATAAAGCTAGACTACGATTCCGGTAACGTGGTTCAGTAGTGAGCACGTACTCTTCATATCCGTTTTCACCTAATTCAGCAATTTGTCTTTTATTAACCTTACCACCCTTTGCAAATCCACCTATACCTGTTTTTAGATAACCTTGATAGTTTGAATAAACTTTACGCACGTAATTTTGGGTTTCTTTAAATGGTGGAATACCATGATATTTTGCTACGTTACCAGGCCCTGCATTATAAGCAGCTAAAGCTAACTTAACGTTACCGTGTTGACCTCTTAACATTTGAGCAATGTATTTTGTACCACCCATAATGTTCTGATATGGATCACGAGGATTTTTAACTCCCATTGCACGAGCCGTAGCAGGCATTAACTGCATTAACCCAGTGGCCCCAATATACGAACGGGCATTAGGATTGAATTGTGATTCTTGTTTAATAATCCCTGCAATTAACGCAGGACTAACACTATACTTTTTACCGGCAGCATTAATAATAGAGGCGTATTTTCCAGCGAAGCTTCCACCCATCTTCATACCGCCACCGTCAGCCTTGTTCTGTAGGTATTTTAATGGGTCGATATAGTTTCCATTACGTTTAATCTTCAAGTCCAAATGTGGACCTGTAGAGAATCCTGTTGATCCAACGTAACCAATGACTTGGCCTTGTTTTACCTTTTGGCCATTCTTAACTGTAGGTGTACTAGCCATGTGAATATAAGATAATAGGTCTGCTCCTGTTTGGATACGTACCCCGTTACCTGCTGTCTTATTTCCGATAAGGATTTGCTTAACAATACCGTCTGTTAATGACTTGATAGGCGTTCCTAAGGGAGCTGCTAAGTCTAACCCTTTGTGAACCCCACCTTTATGGACTCTGTCATTTTTATTACCATTTGGAGTGAAGTGCGTTGTAACACGGAATGGTTTATTAAGGTAATATCCTCCTATACCTGTATAGGAACCTCTATCTCCAAAATCAGGCATCCATTCATCAATTAAGGACTGAACCTTATCAATAGCAAGACCTTTAATAAAACCTGCTGTGCTATCTCCAGCTAGAGTATTAAACCATTTTGGAGTATCTACACCTTTTAACTTAAACTTCTCAGTAGCTTTATTCCACAACCATTCAGGGCCTTTCATAATCATATCGAAAGCACCTTCAGCGATACCATCAGCATACGCTGGCATACCTTTCACAGAAGAAAGAGTTGAATTTCTTCCAGGCATTCCACCATTTGTAAACCCGTACTTCTTTAATACTGTTTTAGTGTGATGAGCAGGTAAAACGGCTGAGCCTTTTGTTAAAAAGGCATGTTGTGGACCACGTAAACCAACTAAACCTAATCGCCCTGTACGTCCATCTTTTACAAGTTCAGGACCTTCTTCACCAGTTAGTGCTACTTGGTCATTCGGGACACCACCATTAGGAGTACCTGTTGCACGACCTCCACCTTTTACTACTTTTATCGCACCTTTAATGACAGGAGCTCCAGGAACAAACTTTGCACCTTTACCAAAGATATTACCGATCCATTTCAGAGCAGGATAAACTCCATCCACAATCTTCTGCCACCTTGTGAGGACTTCACCTTTTTCCCAATCAACTTCATTCGCATGCTCTTTTGCTTGCTTCTTAGCTGCTTTGACTGTGTCTTTATGCATTGTATTAGCAGCGCTAATTGATTTATCTCGTTGTTCTTCCGCATCTGCTATCACTTTTTTCTTTTCTTCTTCAGTAAAGCTTGGGATGTCAATCATCGCTTTTGCTGCCCATGCTTTTGTCTTTTCATATTCTGTATTAGCATGTGCAATGGACTTATCTTTTTGTTCTTTTGAAGATTTAACCACATTAGCTGCTTTTTGAGCACTTAATTTTGTAGCATTATTTTTAAGGTTAGTAAAAATAGCTTCTTGTTCTTTTTGAGACTTTGAAACAGTTTGAACTTGCATTGTACGTAACTCTTGCTCAATTTGAGCAATACGTTCACGCTCACTTTGTTTAATACCGCCTTTTTTTCCTTTAGACCTTTCAAGGATATCTGCAAGTTCATCTTCAAGCTTCTGTACCTTACTTTTTTTCTTTGCATGGTTTAAATCCATATCTGCAAGGATTTTATTTTCTTGTTCTTTAGTGAGGCCTTGGTTCTTAGCAAAAATTTCAATCGCTTTGGCCTTTTCCTTCTCGTGATTCTCCTCCATTTTCTGAACAATTTTGTCTCCTAAAGCAGCGTACTTAGCAACCACATCATCAACTGTTTTCTGAGTCCATGTTTGGTGTCCCCAATATAAACGGTCAAGAGCTTGAGTTGCCTGGGATTCAAGAGTAAGATACGAGTTCATAGCTTTTTGTGTACCTTTGCTTACTTGATCTCCAAATGGTGTAGCGTCTAAAGCTGTCTTTAACATAGCGTCATGAAGTTCACGAGCACCACCTGCAAGATTCACTATAAGTCCAAGGGCAGGATTTACTTTTGTTACAAAGTTAGTAAGTAAAGGATGATCATTCATCACTTTCTTTATGTCGTACCAGTTAGTATAAATTGCAGCTAATCCAGCTGTTAATCCACCAATGGCTAGAACAGTTAAACCAATTGGGTTTGTCATTAGAGCAATAGCTGTGCTAACACCCCCAATACCGCCCGATAGACCAATAAATCCAGCTGTGAGACCTGTTACACCTAAAAGAGCTAAAGTAGCATCTTGAGCAGCAGGAGGTAGGTTTATAAATGCTGTGGACACCTTATTGATACTGGCTTCCACTCTAGGTAATAAACGTTTACCGATATCAAGAAGGGAATTACCGAAAGGTGCTAGACCAGATACAAATTCACGGAATAAAGCTTTAGCTCTTCTCGCAAAGTTTTCATTCGCTTCAGAAGCTTTATCCATAGATCCTTTAACACCTTTAATAGATCCATCAATGTTACCAAGGGCATACATAGAATCAGCTTCGAGATCTTCGAATTTGGTCCCGTACAGACCCACACCAATTTGATTGGCTAGGACTTGATTATCCATTCCTTTTAAATCAGCAATAACAGCATTATGAACATCTTTTACTGTGGACTTTCCATTCTTGAAGCTTTCCCAAACCTTTTGTGTTTTCTCTGACATCTGACCCATCGCATCAGAGGTTCCTTTTGAACCGTCCTTAATACGAATCTGAAACTCTTTCATCGCATCATTGATATAATCCAAGTTATAAACACCTGAGTCAGTACCTTTTTTCAATAACTGAAAATATTCTGTAGCAGAAAAGCCCATCTTTTTATATAAAGGAGCATATTCAGAAAGGTTATCAAACATTTCGTTTGAGAAGTTTAAGCCATTTTGTGCGCCCCATGCCATTAAATCAAACGCTTCTTTAGAGCTTGTACCGAAACCCTTCATAACGTTTGATCCAGCTCGTGTTACCTCATTCACATCAGCGTCAAAGACTTCAGCAAGAGTTAAAGAATCTTTAGTGACTTGCTTCAAATCTCCACTATTTAACCCTTTAATATTTTGGCGTACCTGAATAAGTCCTTGGCGGACTTCTCCCATATTCTCTCCGAAGCCTTCTTTCCACAGGCTTTGTGTGATGCCATTTAATTTCTTAGCTTCAGCACCTGTTACACCTAATTGACCTTGGATACGTTTCTGTGAACTGTCCACATCACTAGCAAGCTTTAGCATTCCATATCCACCTGCTGCAGCACCTGCAACAAGTCCGGCTTTAATAGCACCTCTCATGCCTTCCATTCGTTCTCGAGCAGCATCTAACTTTTCACTAGAAACCTCAACAGTACGACCAAATACAGTCCATGTTTTCTTTGAATCATCCATTTTATGATTAAGATCATTTAATGCATTACCGGTCTTATTCATACGAGAAATAGCCTGATTTAATTCAACCAGACTGTCTTTAGTAGCTTTTGCATCTTCTCCCTTTTCTCGCTTAGCTGCTTCATACTTTTTACGTAGCTCTTCCACAGCCTGCTTTTCAAGACCTAATACTTTTTCTAAGTGCTGAGACTGTTGGTATAAATGCTCCGATTCTGAGCCCATTTTAACCATGCTAGCAGCCGTTTTCCCATATTCACTATTTAGTACCTTCAAATCATCTTGAATGCTAGAGAGGGCTTTGTCAGCGTCCTTAGACACTTGCTTAAATTCGCTACTTTGTTCTTGAATTTTAGAATTAAGTGCACCTAATGCCATTTCTGTTCGCTTTACTTGAGCGACAGACTTGTTATAACGGATTAATAAGTTCTCTGTTTCTTTGGCTAGCTTAGCAGTCTCTTTTGCATCTTTTCCTTTTTGCTGTGAAAGTTGATCATATTGCTTTTTTAATTCCTCGGCTTTCGCCTTTTGAGCTTGGAGCTTTTTTTCAGTCAGAACAGAGACTTTGTTCATATCGTCTAAGCTTTGTTCAAAGTTCTTTGTACCTGCCGTTATCGCTTGGATAGAACTATCATAGAGCCTGTTAGCTCGGTTAATTTTCCCTATGTTCTGCGCAAAAGCACCTGTACCTTGTAAGTCAATGTCAACGACCATTGAGGCAAGTTCTTGATCATTCACGTATTCCCACCTCCTTTACCAACCTGGCACTTGGTCAATATAGTATAGTTCCTGCTCAGGTTCCTTTTCTTGCTTACTCTCTTTAATTTCTTGGCGAATTAATCGGAACAAATGATGAATGTCAGATTGATCTATCTCATGTTGCTTATAACCTTTGATGTTCATAAGGTGTTTATAGAAGTTATCCAGTTGCTGAGTCGGTGTCAGAGGGTGTGGCATCAGCTTCACTTTCTTCTCCTGCTTCTTCAAGTTCTTCAGGATTGAATGAACCATCTAGAGGAATCCCTTCAGCAATCAAACAAAACTCAGCTATTTTTTCTTCAAATAGGTAACGATTAAGCCCTGCATAGAATTCATCCACAGTGAACTGCTTATCGAAAGCCTCCACAATTAACTGAATTAAAGAGTCTAATTGTTGAATAGTTGGTCTTTTCTGCAAGTAATCTACTTTCTCTTTTAAAGCAAGATATTTTTTATATGTCATACCTGAAATAAATGGACTGTTCATTGTTTTTTCTTCACCATTTATTCTTAAGACTAAATCCATCATGTTAAATAACCTCCTAAATTTTCATATACAATAAAAAAGGATGAACCGAAGTTCACCCTCTTAAAATTATGCTGCTGGAATGTCTTGATCTGGCTCATAAACTTTCTTGAACCAATCAACAAGAACTGTTGGCTCAACATCTGAATCATTACTATGGACACTAACTTTCTTTTCTTTATCAGAATCACGTTTAATAAAGCTTGCGTTCAATGAACCAGACTTAATTTCCACCGATTCGCCTTTTGTTTGGTACTCTTCACCTGGTGGTTGGATTTTCCCCTTGTATAACCAAACATATTTATATCCTCCATCCGATGTTTCAGAGCGCCATCCTAGTGCAATATATGGCTGATTTGCTGAGTCACCTTCTATGAGGACACCATTAGCATCAATTCTCCATCCAAAAATTTCAGCTGCTACTTCTTTTTCCAATGCATCAATACCTAATTCAAGCTCCATTAATCCTTGTGATGTAACGACCGCAGATGGACCATCATCAGAGAAGAAAGGTGTAATTGATCCGTTTGGATTTAGGTTAGCACTTACTGCTCCAGCTAAAGATTTAGGCGTAGCATAAGTTGTAAGTCCACCTTTAGGGTCTTCTAATAACGTGGCATAAAACAAATCTTTCATACCAATAGGCATTTTTTTAGCTTTTTCCATTTTTCATTACCTCCAATTATTGTTTTAAAATATAATAAAAACGCAAACCTTTATGATAGATTTGCGTGTCCTCTTCATATAAATCAGCAGATCCCCTTTTAATAAAGCCTGCATCAATTAAAGTCTGCTTTACTTTTTCAGACAGATCAGTGTATACAAGTGCATCCTTTGTCCAAAAATCAACTTGTACATAATATCCGGTTTTTTGTTCTTTATCATCAGTTACTAAAGCAGCCTTTTCATCGTATTGGCGAAAAGTAATATATGTTTCAGCATCACCTTTTTTTATGATCGGAAACGTAGGAATACCTAAAGGCTTTAGTGTGGACATTACTACACTATAGATACTCATAACTTTTGCAATTCCTTACGATATACTTCCATCATAGCTGCAATAATCTTATCTTTCACAGCGTTAAAAGCAGGTTCCATAAAAGTCTGAGCTGGCATTTTAGATGTTCCCCATTCTAAAAACCGAGCATAGAAGAAATCTTTATGAAATCCTACTTTAATTTTGCCATTCACAATATTTGAGATAATGACATGATCAGCCAAATGCTTACCATTATATTTGGAACGCGGTGCCCTACGTTCAATTTCTGCACGTAGGATTTCCGCCCCTCTTCTTAATGCTTTTTCAGCAATGGCCTCATTTTTCTCAATAATAGCAAGTTTTTTCATCTTAGCTTGAAACTCTGCTAATCCTGTGGATTTAACTGGCATTATGAAATCAACTCACTTCCATAAGCACGACAAATTAATTCTGTAATCTCTTCTTGTTTTCTGTCATAAGTCCTTACTACTCTATAGCGTTTAGACTCATACTCAACAACAGTTTCCCCTTCATAATCAAGGGAATGGACCTCAAACATCGTTTCTAACGTATAGCCACTTTGAGCAGCCATATAAAACTCATTACCTCGTATACTCTTTTCATTGGCAAATACGTCTCTACTCGTATCTTGTCCAGGTACAGGGAAACCCTCTTCATTCTGAGTTTCTTCCCCTGGCTTAATCAAAGAAAGAACTTCATTGAATAACATCTGGAGTACCTGCTTTCTGAATAGCTCGGTTATGAATACGTATCTGTATGTTTCTAGGTAAAGGCTGATATTCTTGTCTGTTACGGTACAGCCATGCTGCATAGTCCGCAACTAACATTTGATCATCATCCTTATTCATATCAAGAGCAAGCCCCTTTCTAATGAGTTCTTTTTCTGCACTAGAAAGAAGTTTACTCAAATACGTATCGCGTGCCGTATGCTTAAAACCCAAGTCTAGTTTTAGTAATTCAAGTAAAGTAACTTTTATTTGCTCATCCATTCTCCTCAGCTGCTTCAATTACTTCAGTCGCTTCAATTAAAGGGACTTTGCACTTATTATCGTGACCTGATAATTCCTCAATACGTTCGCTTTTTGCGCGACCTTTTCTAGGGTACTTATCACCTACACGATAAATATGATTATCATCCTGTAAATCTTTAAAATCTTTTATAATTTTATATTTCATAAATCATTCACCCTCCTTAAGGATTATGCGCCTGCTACTTCTGGTGTGTAAGTGATGTAGTAGCCAGCTTGATCATCTACTTTTTCTACGTCAAAACGAACAAATCCAGCCAGTAATTGACCGTAAATGTCATTGTCTGTCCATTTTACAGAAGCTTGTTTACGGTTAAATAGTGTACAGAATTCCTTCGCATCACCTACAAAACCTACTAAATCGCCTTTTTCTTCTCCAATCATGTCATCATCTAAAACAACAACTTCACGACCCTTAATACGCTTACCAGATGCAACAGTAATATCATCTTGTAATAAGTAGCGACCATTGCCATCTTTTAATAGGTCTAACGCATTGAATAATGAAGAAGATACATAGAACTTCACGTTATAAACTTGTTTAAAATCTGTGTTTAATAACGTTACAATTCCATCTAATCCTGTTACAGCTTTAGGAGTAGCTGATTTAAAAATGGCTGCAATCTGAGCATTCTTCGTATTTAAGTCTTGATCTCTGATATCTTCTGCAATTAGTCCAGCAACATCGTAATCTGCATCGTCAATTGCTTCTTGAGATACTGGAATGTAACCACGGTATGTTTCAATATCGTAATTAACTTCCACAAAGGTTGGTTTTGCTAGTTCCGGGTTTTTCGCTAATTCAGCAACAGCAATCATTTTACCGTTTGATTTTTTAATGATTGGATATTTACCAGAACCGCGGTTAACTGGCACTGTACGAACATATTGTGTAAGGTCAACTGTATCAACTAACTCTTTCTTCGGAGGTAGTAATTCTTCTGGAATCAATGCTCCACCTTCCACAGATGTGAAGCCTGCGCGAGTTTGGTCTTTATCTCGTACATAGGCATTAATAGCTTCTCTTGTTTCAATATTTGTTGGCATAGTACCTTTCACTCCCTTTTTAGGTGACTTACGATTAGATGTTTCTAGCTCTTTTTCAAGCTCTTCAATTTCTTCTTCTAATGTTATTTTTTCTTCTTCTTTTGTTTCAATACCTTTATCGTTATCATCCATACTCTGTTCGATAACGGATAAATCTTCGTCACTTTCAGCCGACTCAATAGCTGCTTCAAACTCACTACGCTTAGCTAATAAATCAGTTAATTTTCCTTCCAAAGTTGATAAAGCATCTCGCTTCAATTTTAATTTGGCACCAATAAGAATAGGATTAGGCATTCTTCAATCTCTCCTTTAAGTTACGTTTTCTTTGTTCAAATTTTTCTTTTTTGATGGCTTTGACGTCGCGTTGACGGGCTGCCACTGCTGTTTGTGGGTAGGCAGGAAAAGCTGTGATGGAAACTTCCATCGTATCTGCTTCACGGACAATCCATTTCAATGTTCCATCTTCTCGATGCTCAATGTCTTCTTTTAAAGGTACAAAACCAAATGAGCACCCTCGGACTTTTCCTGTTTGCACTTTACGGTAAGCACTTTTAGCAAAAGGATCTTCTAAGTCCACTTTCACTCTGCCCCATAATCCGTGAGAATCAGTCTTTAACTCTAACGTTTGGCTACCAGTGCTACCTAGCACAACTCTTGTATCGTGATTATCAAGGCACATAATATCGTTATCTCGTAAACTACCATCAAATGCTTCAGGTGCAATTTCTTCAAAAGCTCCTGGCCACAATTCTGTTTCTTGATTAAAAACAGCAAAGTAGCCTTCAATGAAAGCTTCACCTTTTTCTTCATCACTTCTCGTTTTCAAGTCCGAGTTAAATACCATGAGACGCTTTTCCACTTATTCATCACCACCTTTCAATTTATTTTGTTGGCCAATACTAGAAGCCGGAATATAGTTTTCTAGTACAATCAATTCATTCATTTCACTGTCTGGATCAAGTCCAATCCAGTTACGTAATTCATTACGCCTCATGGCGTTACGATCCACAAGTTGGGAACCTGCTGTAACCATTTCCGTTAAATCATACGAGTATAAACTCCGTGGATTTAAACGAAAAAACCAATTAGGCGAATATACTAAATCCCTTGTTAATGTTTGCGAAATGATTTGACCAATGGAATATATTCGAGTGTTAATAAAGTTGTTGTATTCTTCTTTATTAAAGCTTCCTACGCCCAAGAAAAAAGCCGGCACTCCCAAGAGTCCAGCTACCGTTTTTTTATCTATTTCCACACCCTCATTGATGGCTATGTCTTTTAAAGATAAAGGCTTTACCTGTTCGACTTTGATTAAATCCGCAGGAATAATCCAAGGTTTACCGCCTTCAGTTTCATCAAAATACTTTGCCATGATATTGTCGCGTCCATCTTTACTAGACAACTCCTCTGTCATCGCATCCACAGAAATGATGAGAGAAGGCATGTACTTGCCACTCATGAAGTTATTTTTTGTTTGAGTAGCTTGAGTTAAGTTCTTTACAATCTCACGTAATGCAACACGATAGCCTTGTCCCTTGTATGGAAAATTAGGATTAGGGTTGATAACAAAGTGAATCACTTCATCAGGCGTATAAGTTAATCCATTGTAATTAATTAAGTATCCATCCTTTGTTTCTTCATAGCCAACTGCTTGCATTTGTAGAGGCGTTAAATCATCAATCAAAGTTGTTACAGGATCTACTCCAATGTGGACGACTGAATTACCATCACCATGCAACAATAAATCAATAACAATCTTATAAATCCAACCTTTACGCGTCATATTCGCATGAGGTTCAATATCAATTTTTCGAGAAAGCTCATTGGTAACTCGTCTATCGCCATCTTTTGTATTTTCCATTAGATGAATAGTCATGTTTGATACCAGATCCGCAATCTTATCTACTGCAATTAATACATCCGGATTATCTGAAAGCCTCGTATATCCTACGGTTTCAACATCACCCAGTGCTATAGGAATAGAAATAGAACGTGTTTTTTTCTTACGATTCCAAAATGCCATATGTACACCTCCTTCCTAGTTATTCAACCAACCTGCAGCATCTGATGCTTTGGTCATGTCCTCTAACATTTGAATAGATCCGAATACAGCAGCATCAAATACGTCAATACGATGCTCTGGCATAACTTTTTCATATTGAATCATGTCATCTGTTTTCTCAACAGCAGCAACGTTCTGCACACAATATTCAAATGCTTGTGAATGGAGATAATAAAAATGGCCGTCCTTCGCTTTCTTTTCTATCCTTCTGAAGCCTTCAGACTTCTTATAAAAATACTGTGGTTGGTCAACCATTTTAAATCCTTTCTTTTTCATAGATAAAAAGAATTCGCGTGAAAACTTGCGGTCAAATCCCACTTTCTTTATCTTGAATCCCATCTTTTTCATACCTATAAACCAATTCACAATATCTGAATGATTGACAGTAGGTGTATTACACATATCTAACCAACCATCATCTTTCCAACCGAATAAAGGAATATTATCCTCTTCAGCTTTAGCCGTTGCTGCTACAATTGGGAACCAAGCGTGAGTAATCGCAATATCCACACCTTGATAGTTGCCATAAAGAGCAGCTGCCGTTAAATCATGCATCTTAGATAAATCGGCTCCACCATACCAACTGATATTTAACTTGGCTAGATCAGCAAGGGACCAACTATAGTTCCGGTCTGAAACTTTAAATTCATCCAAGTTAAAGTAAGCTTTTATGGCAGCTGTGTAGATGTTCATAGATTTTGCTAAAAAATCTTTCCTTTGTTGTGGATCATTCTGTGCTTGCAACGCATCATTCATAATGTCATCTGGACGAATTGAAACACCATAAGCAGGATTGGCTTTTTGATGTTCAATAGGATTTGTATAATCCACATTACCTTTTTCATCTTCATCTGCTTTCGCAATAAACACAAAATAAGCCTCATCCTTAACCGTGCCATCCAGTATTTTTTTACAGTACTGCAGACGCTGATAGCAGAAGCTTGTCATATCATCACCGGCTGTTGTAATCCCAATCATAAGTTTATTGGTATAGGCTTTCATGGCCTCTTTGATGATGTTATATTGTTTTGGTGTTTTATAAGCGTGAAGCTCATCCGCAATAGCAATGTTACAGTTTAAAGAATCCTGTTTATCTGGATTAGCCGCAAGTGCCTGGATATATAAAGATCCGTCTCCTAAATCACCAGAAATAGAATGCTCCTGATTATTATCGATAACACGAAAGTTTTCTTTCTCCCCCATTTGGCCGAGGTTGAAGTTGATGAAGTTGAAGCTCTCCAAAGACTGTTTTAAAGCAGCTGCTACAATGTATACTTTACTTCCACTTCGTCTATTTAAAATACCAAGAGCCCAAGCTAAAGCAGCTGCAAAACTTGTTTTAATATTTTTTCGTGGAATGTAAATAAACGCTTCTTTGAAGCGCCTCACAGATGTTCCTTTATGATAAAAACCTAATAGGTTGTAAACTTGATATTTATGAAAAGGCTCCAATAAAAACGGGGTTCCCCTTAAGGGTGTACCATCCAACATTTCGCCCTGGGCATGAACAAAAGTTTTTTCAATAATACCAATAACAAATTCTGCGTCCTTGGGATTGAAATCATAATCAGAATTCTTAAGGTCTCTTAAAAAACGTTCGCAACCTTGAATTTGTTCCTTGTTGGCTGGCTTGGTGCCGTCCACAATTGAAGTGACGTAGTCCATTACTAAATCATAATTCTTATATTCACTCATGACGTTTCACTCAATGCTTGTATTAATTTTGATTTTGGCTTTTCTTTTTCCTCTTTACGAACCGGAACCTCAGGACGCTTTACACGTTCATACGTTTTAGGATTCAAGCATAACAAATTCGAATAAGTAGCAAGGTCTTTCCGCAAGGCTTCCATAGCTGTATAAATAGGGGTTTTTCTTTCATTTGTAGCCCCGGCTTTATTCGTATATGAGTCTGTAATTTTAAAACCTGATTCCTCAAATTGCTTTTCAAAGGCTTGATATTGGGCTAGCATTCCTACGTAAATATCAATCGTATGCTCAAAATCATCACGATAAACGCCCAAATGCTCCATGTTATCAACGACTTCTTTTTTTAATTGGCTTCTCATCCCGGTTGCCACACCCCCTTTATGAAAAACTAAGGTCGCTCTATTGGAAAAGGTTTCCCCTCCCGTTCCCCAGCCATTATTTTAAAAATTTGTTAAGTGGGGGGGATTGCTTTTTCTCTCCACTGTTCGCCCAAAGGTGTTAATTCATCAGTTTCTCGATTGTGCATCTTGCCATGACACTTTGTGCAAAAGCTAATTAGGTTCCAGTTAGTCAATCGTAAGTCTGGTCTTTCTCTAAATGGATGCATGTGATGTACAGTGTTTGCAGATATACGTTTACCATATCGTTTGCACTCTTGGCATAAGTATTGATCACGTCTTAATATCTTTTCACGTTTGCTTTCCCATCTGGTTGTCTTATAGAAGTTCATTGCTTATCATCCTTACACTCATCACAATAGTTAGTAATGCTTTGTTCTTCGATATGTTCAAGCGTTGAACCAAACAAGAAGTATGCTGCATGTTTGTTTCCTCTTAGCTTCATTCTCGATAGTGCTTAGATATGTTAATGCTTCAACCGGACATGCCTTAGAATTATGGCCAATGAACTTCTCAATTGAATCATTAGGCTTAGGACAATCAGCTGCTTTAATTCCATTTGGTTTAAACTTACGTTGATACTTCCTTTTCACACGAGAAGCTTTTAACTTAGCATGAGTATTCTTAATTAATTGAATAGGCATGAATAGTTCACCTCCACAAAAATAGGTTCAACTTAAACTAACTTAACAAAGTCAACTTAAGTCAAACCTGTGTATTATCCCTTGTAAAAATTGGCATCAAAAAAAGCGCTCAAAAGCGCTTATAAAACTTATCTACTGCAAATAATAAATACGATCTAACTCGAAAGGAGCATTCAAATGAATCATTATATCGATTTTATATTTATGGCAGTAGATGTTTTTGGTCTACTCATTAAGATGAGTATTTATTACTTACTTATGAAGTAAAGGTGATTTTCTTACAAGCGCTCCTAGCCGAGTGCTTGTATCTTTATTATGAACCATTTAATTAATTTTATTTATAATTGTTTAACTTTCTTAATGGTTTATACATTTTTATTTAATAGCAAAAAGCACCCTGCTAGGTGTCAGGATGCTTTTCACTCGATTCTGCAAAAGGTATTTAAATAAAACATTATAGGAGAAAGCCAACTTGGAGTAATTGACCATTATTAGTATGTGTTTCTTTTTTTACTTTATACATGTAATAAAAAAGACACTGACGAATCAGCATCCCTTTTATAATTATTTAACTGTACTAGCTAAAGGCTCTTTAAAAGCTTGCTCTAAGTAATAAGTTAATAACTCCACACTTAGTGGTTTTTGTAGTCTAGAAGTATAGTATTTCATCTCACTATCATAGAAATACAAAGTATCCTCGTAACCATAACCATAAGGTAAAATTTTAACTTTAATTTCACTATCTTTATAATTTAATTCTAAACGTGAATCGTTTAATTTCCTTACAATAACTTTATAACCTGAACCAGTAGCCCTAATTTCGAAATTGTTTTTAGCCACATCTAAAACTTCTTCTAATTCAGTTTGTAAAGATGTAAAAAAATCATCAATTAATTGTCTTGCTTCTTCTTGAGCCTTACTTTTAGCTAGTTCTTTTTCAAACAATTTTGGTGCTAGTTCTATAAATTCATCTCTAAAACTCATGTTATCACCTCCCCAACTAACAATACGACGAGGCGTGACAAAATACCTTTTCTCATTACATTTCATTAGTCATATTTCCCTAAAAAAAAGACACCCTTGAAAGGATGCTTTATCTCTCTAATTTAATTGTTATTTCTTGAATGGAATCTAAATCCTCTTCATATTGCTCTTTTATATATTCAAATACATCTTCATAAGTATAAGCAGTGCAACTTAAATTCACTACTCCTCTACCTTTATGATGGACATTAATTGAATAATCAGATGCTGCAACCTTCTCACCATTAGAAGGATTTTTAATTATTGCTTTTCTCATTAGTTATCAACTCCAATTTTATTCACTAATATCTTTACACCTAAAAACTATTTGTAAATCTACATCTAAGTTTTTAAAATACATAAAGTATCTATCGTGGATGATATAATTTATTCCCCCAAGACATATTACTTCTTTGACATTAGGAATTGGAGCGCTATAATTTTCGTACACCATATCTTGTTCATTAATTTGATCATCATTTAGATCATTAAACACTAAAGAAACCTTCATATTTCTTCACCCCCTGCCTACCAATACGACAAGGCGTGACAAGTTACCTGTTTTAAAAATAAAAAGGACACTGACGAATCAGCATCCTTATGCTTGTTACTTCAATAGTAACCCCTGAAACTGAAAGGTATGGCAGGTCCTGAAATAGGCGTCTGTCCCCCAACCCAAAATTTTGGAGCCTTAGCAGGATGCCCCAATGGATAATTCCCCCACCAACTGTCAACTTCCCCACTAGAATTCAGTACATATCCAGTTGGACGTCCAAAAGAGGGTAGAAAATAAGGGTAGAAAGCATAAGCAAAGGGAGTTTGGAACGAAGAGTAGAACCTTTAGTTAGCCCTTCTCATTAAGCATTACCTACATTATTTTGATCGAAAACATCCGGATCTAACGTATTTGTACTAGAAACTCCGTTATTTGTATTAATACAAACTCCTGTATTTGAAGATCCCGAACCTTGTGCTGTTTTTGTATTAGTCTTTGGTGACACATAATAACTATCTCCTAATGACACAACTCCGCCCGTAACGTTTGGGATAACCACATTATTAATAACTATTGGCATCATATTCACCCTTTTTATTTTAAACTTGATGTAGTATATGAGGTAGTATGTAAAATGGTTATTAATCCACTTTATATTTGTTAGATGAGGTATTCGATTAAAAAGTAACAATATCATAATTGCTACATATTTATATCCCCCACACTTTTAACACCTTCATCACATCATCATCTAATGGTCAATTATTTTGGTGGTATTGAACAGCAAGTGACACAACACTTACTGTTCTTTTTTTATTTATGTTATTTAAGTAAATAATTTGTCATTATTTCATCATAATAAATAAGTTCAACCTAAATTAACCTTTAACGATTAACTTAAGTTGAACTTATTAATTTTCTAATAGCTTAAATGTACGACAAAAAGGTATCCAATTAATGGATACCAAATGAAACAAACATAAACAATTATCTTCTGAGCACACTAAAAGCAATTGTAAAACCATGAAAGGAGATATGTTTATGTTAAATCTAAAATTGCTAATACTAGCAATTGACACTATTTCTTCGCTTTTAAAATTGATTGTATATATTGTGTCTCAATTTTCATAAGCGAAAATATGAGCACTCCTAGCCGAGTGCTTGTATCTTTATTATGAACCATTTAATTAATTTTATTTATAATTGTTTTACTTAAATTTTTGATTCAATATAAAAAAGACACTGACGAATCAGCTTCCCTTTTATAATTATTTAACTGTACTTGCTAAAGGCTCTTTAAAAGCTTGCTCCAAGTAATAAGTTAATAACTCCTCACTTAGTGGTTTTTGTAGTCTAGTAGTATAGTATTTCATCTCACTATCACGGAAATACAAAGTATCCTCGTAACCATAACCATAAGGTGAAATTTTAACTTTAATTTCACTATCTTTATAATTTAATTCTAAACGTGAATCGTTTAATTTCCTTACAATAACTTTATAACCTGAACCAGTAGCCCTAATTTCGAAATTGTTTTTAGCTACATCTAAAACTTCTTCTAATTCAGTTTGTAAAGATGTAAAAAAATCATCAATTAATTGTCTTGCTTCTTCTTGAGCCTTACTTTTAGCTAATTCTTTTTCAAACAATTTTGGTGCTAGTTCTATAAATTCATCTCTAAAACTCATGTTATCACCTCCCATGCCTACAAATACGACAAAGCGTGACAAGTTACCTGTTTTAAAAATAAAAAAGACACTGACGAATCAGCATCCTTTTTAACTACTTCGATATAGAATTTAATCCACTAACAGATACCTAAGTACCTCATCTATTAACGGTTCACCAAAATCAAAATATCCTTTTTCTGTTTGTACAAAGGTAATTAAGTTTCGGTCACTAATAACAAGTTCAGCTTGTGTTTGTAAGCCACCTACTTTATCTTCTTTTACAAAGATAATCTGCTTTTTATCAATTTCAAATGTAACCTTACAGTCTGGGAAATCAATATATGTGTCTTTAATTTCCGCGTTTCTAACATGAACGTTATTTAAGTGGTTGTTAATTACTTTAACAACTTCTTCTAAGAGTTGCTTTACCTCTTCTTCTACAAAGGTAAAATGTTCATTTTTACGAGCATATAACTTCTTCCAATTATCTTCCATTAGATTCCACCCCCTGTCTTATTTAATTATATCGGGCAAGAAAGGATAATTAACAGATTTTTTCAAAATAAAAACACCCGTGAGGGTGCTTCTTGGAAAAATTCTCATTTAAAGGAGAAACGATTCGTCAGCAAAGGGAGTCGCCGACTACTGATAGTATGTGTTCTTTTTTCAAAACTATACTGTACAAAAAATAAAAAACACCCACAGAGGAGGGTGCTTTTCAGAGATATAAAGGAGGATCTATTTACCATGTGCTTCTCCCCGTCCTACTAGTAGGAACTTAAACTACTAGTCGGTATTCACAATATGTCCAATTTATCATTTGTTATACTAAAGATTATTTATTTTTTATTTCCTTTTCATCGCCCCGCCACGGCCACGCTTCAAAGTCTGTCTATTTGTTCCCATGATGTCCTTCCAGTTAACCTTTTCTTTACGTTTTCCCATCTTTTCTAGGTGTCTTAATTGATCTGTATTAAGATGATTTTTAACTTTCATTTCAATCACCTTCTTAATGAAATTTGACCTTTCAGATTTACTCGTATAACGTTTCAAATAGTTTCGAATAAAATCATTCAGACATAGAAAAAGCGCTCCTACGACTCAGGAACGCTCTCTCTTTGATATTTTCTTGATAATATAAATTTATCATTTGTTAAAGCAAGTACCACGACTTATTTTCGAGTTTTTTTCGATTTATTTTAGGAATACTTTTCCCATTACTAACTTTTAATAACGGCTAAGTTTAGATTGAGAGCTAATTTATAAAAAGCCTTCCATCGAATCTTTGAGTATGTCTTTTCAGAAATAGGTGGTTGGAACTTAAAACTATACACATTGTAGTCTGTTAAATATTCCGTTTCTAAGGACATGTATCTTTCTTCGATTAAGAATCTTTCCATCTTCGGTAAACGGCTCACAGCTCTTTCCACACGAAAGCAAAAGTCTTTTCTCATCTTTTCCTGGTCCACATTATAAGCAGCAATGGAACCTGTTTGGTCACTGGTTTGATTAGTTGGACCATGATAACGAATTTCAGAACTAGCAGTAATAGATGCTTCTCTTTCTTCAAACGATAGGTACTTAAATAATCTATACTGTTCCAAAGCATCTTCTACCGCTTGTTGTGTCTCTTTTCTGGCTATCTCAGGAAGCATAAATGATAATTGGTTTCCCACCTTTGGATCCCTCCTGTGCTAAAATATAGGTACCGTGATCAAGAGAAATCTTGGTCTTTTTTCCGTTTATATAAAATATAATAAAGTTACCTTCTACTATATTGTTTTTTCCTTTAAGGATGCTCTTAAATGAGCATCTTTTTTATGTTCTAAAAGTTGCTTACTTACAATATATTGATAATCCATGTAATTCACTTTCAGATGCTCTTGATTGAGCGTCTTTTTTTATGTTCTAAACTCCACATAATGCTAATATCCTTTATGGACCCGTTTTTTTCACCACTTGAAAACTTGACGCTCTTAGCTGGGCGATTTTTTACGTTCTAAATGATGGACAATCACCATAAGGTTTATAGAAGACCTTTTCCCATGACAAGATGCTCTCGGCAGGGCGTCTTTTTTATTTCTACTAAACTGTTACATTAAGTTCTTCCATTCTATTAAAATCCTTAGAAATTATTATTTAGTTTGTAAAAGTAACCATTTTGAGTAATAATTAGTCTATCTAATATAGAAGAGGTGATGAGAATGGTAACAAAAGGTTTAACTCCTTCTGCTTTAGTTAAAGACTTAATTGCTCTACCCACACCTTGTAATGATGTTGTCTACTATCCTGCTAGCTTAGCTGTCTTAGGAACTCAAGAAAAATATTCTGTTTTCCAAACTTTAAGTTGTAAAAGTGGACTAGCTTATATAGCTATCACCCAACCCGATAGAGCTAAATTTAAATTAGCCGGTTCTAGAAATTCAATGTGTGAAGTATATGAGGCTATTCCTTGGCCTGAATTTGAGCTAACGTATGAGGACAATACTTTTTATTACAAAACAGCCTCGTCTTTACAAGAAATTGAAGATCATTTTAATAATCTCAAAAAATAATAATTTATTTTATGGATAGCTCTTTTTTATTCTATAAGAGCTATCTTTTTATTTAATTGGCTTAATCGACTTCAAAGCCTCAAATATCTGCTCTTTTACGTCTTCTACATGCTTTTTCAATCCATCAAGACTAATTGCATCACTGTCCTTAATTTCTTTCTCTATCAAAGCGTTACAAGCTGAATGGATGGTGCTGTAATAGCCGATGGTTTTAAATGCTTCACCAGTGACATTTCCTTCTTTATTTTTTTGATCATATCGCTTATTTAAAATAACGTTTAGTGTATCAGATGTTAGTTTATAACCTTTACCGATCATGATTTCCATGTGTCATTGCCTCCTTTAATATAACCAATGTAATTAGCTCACTTTTGTGACCATCTGATATAAATATGCTTATTTCACGATTTGGTGTATTTATGTTCAGTAACTTCATACGTTCTCCACTTGTAATTACATTTACTACAAATCCTTATGCGTTTCACTGTACGAAGACACGAACAACTATCTATCACTTTGCTATCCGTTAATAGACCGCAGTTTGGACATTTCACGTTTATCCCTCCACTTTGTTTACAATAAGCTGAATCCTCTCGTTTTTTGAAACCTTTTCCAATTTAAAACGTAGTTATTAGAAAAGGAGGTTTAGAATATGAAAGAATACCGGTTTGAAAAAGTTGAACTAAAGTCCTTTACGCGCGATCCTAAAGAAGATTACCATGAGATTATTCATGAAGCTGCAAAGGATGGGTGGGAATTAGTTCAGATATTTGCTCCTGGTACTGCTTCGTATGGAACTGCCGCATATTTTGAAATCATTTTTTCTAGAGAAATGGATTAAATTGATAGGAAGAGATAATTAAATTTATCCCTTCCTTTCCCCGTTTCATTATTATCTTTGTTTTTGAGCTTTGTAGGTTTCTTCTAATTCACTTAACGTTAATTCATACAGCTGCCGTTTATCTGGTGTTTTAAAATAGCCCATTCTTAGCAATTCATTTTTCAGCTCATCCTTACGCTGTTCAACAGCTTCTCGAAGCAAATTACGGTTAATACTCATAGCCAACCCCCTTTTAACAATTCACGCGCCATATACAGAAAGTGATGATATATGTAATTTCCTGTTGTACTGTTTGATATGAACACAGTAGAAAAGTTGTAACGTACCTCAAATGTTTTTAAGCTACCCAATAAAGCTTTAGGTTCGTATTTACTGCGGTACATTCCGTTCAAGATTTTTTGATAACCTTCCAGGTCTTCTACAATTAAAGTAAAAGGGTGTTTGGATCCCCGGATTAATTCATTTTCAAAACGTGTACGATCTTTAATGGACCCGACTAATTCATCTATACCATTTTTCCGTTCAATCACAGCGTTTAAATAAATGTCCCTTGTAATGCCGAACTCCTCATTACGTGGAATCATGGCTGAATAATCCCCTGTTTTCATCGTTTTAAATTTAATTGGCACGTCTTTTTTGCGTAAATAGTCAAGTACATGCTGATTCTTTTGTTCTCTGGTATCCACAGTAATGACTAATGTTTTTAAGATTCTTTCTAATTCCGTTTTGGTATATGAGTAATGAATAATACTCATCAATTAGCCCCCTTTAAAGTACGACATTGCACGTTCGAAAATTTGACTGGAAAGGGTATCGGTTATGTGATTTTCATAGTTAGCAATAGGGTTAGAAAACTCAACCCATCCGTTATTCCACAGTTCAATGAATAATTGATTAACAATCATATCCAATGCCTCAGCATCATGATTAAGCCAGTTTTCAATTTTTTTATTCATGGCTTGTTCTATTCCTAAAAAATAATGAATAATCTTTTCTATAGTCTGTTTTATTGAATGGTCCTTTGGTAAATACTCCCCTTTTAAATATTGAATAATTCGTTTTTTATAGGTTTTAACGAATTCTTCAAGTTCCGGGTAGACATTCTCAGGATTTTCAATATATAAATTGCTGCCATCTAGAACTAAAGGAGATCCAATGGAAGCAAAATCATCACATATTTGTTTTGGATGCATATAACACCTCTGTTTCTAAAAAAGGGTTATCGAAGGGTTACTGAATTATTTTTTTAGTAACCCAATATAAACTCAGTCATATCAAGGCTTCGAGCCCCATTTCGGATTACTGGGTTATCGAAGGTTACCTATTTTTCTATTAAAGCTCTTATATATATATATTTTATTTTTTTATTTATTTATTTTTCGTGGGAATGGAACAGGAAAATTCAGTAACCCTCAGTAACCCCAACAAAAAACAAATAAATTTATAAACTCAACAAATCCTTATATATCAAGGCTTCAAAGCTTCTTTCGATTAATTGAAGTTATGTTATTTTGGGTTGCTTTTTGATTTATTTCAGTAACCCCTTCAGTAACCCGAGAGGCTTCACTTCGGAATAAATTACCAGCGGCGAACTGATTTAATGTAATTCCATGGAAAAAGGTCTTGTTTTTTGCACCTTTTTCTTTTTTATATCCTCTTATTTCTAATTGGCGATAAAAAGCACGGTTTTTAAGTTCCATTTCATTATTTTGAAAGCACCACTTTGTATAGTTTTCATAAATATTTTTCGCTTCAATTTTTGCTGTAGGATTAACAACGCAATTCTCTTCAATGAATGGTCCTAAGATATCCATATCTTCACGATAGTTATCTGTTGCCTGCTTAACAGCTTTCGGGTCCTTCAATCCTTCACGCTGCCACTTCAAGCAACCTTCAACCACCCAATTAAGAATGCCAGGCATTTCTCTTTTTAATTTCTCAGGTAGATCCGCGTCTACTTTCTCCTCTGGAATTGTGACCGTAAAAGGTACCAGCTTAATTCTCCGCCAAATACCGTTGTCTCCACCTTTGACAATTGGTTTATGGTTTGTGGTGAAAAACACTTTAAATTCCGGTGTAAACTCAAAATATTCTTGCCGTAAGAAACGAGCAGACATTTTCTCTCCACCAGTAATTTGTTTAACAAGCGCTTCAGATAACTGTTGCCCCTCTTCACTTTCTACAGCTGACACAAACCTGGCCCCATCCAAACGAGCAACATCGTTGTTAATTCCACTGTCATTTTTCTTTTTTAAGAACGTTTCACTATTCGTTTGACGAGCATAATCTCCAAGAATGTCCTGAATTACGTTAATAAAAGTAGATTTGCCGTTACGCCCATTTCCGAAAAGGAAAAACATAATTTGTTCTTTGGTTACACCGGTTAACGAGTAACCAATAGCCTTCTGAAGATATTCAATTAATTCCTCATCTGGATCACCTGAAAGAGTAAGAAAAATACTTTGCAAAAAAGCTTTCCAATTTGGACAATCTGCATTCTTTTCATATGCGATAGGTGAAATTTTCGTTAGTAGCAAATCTCTATCATGTGGAAGGAGCTCACCTGTTTTTAAATCAATTACTCCGTTACTACAGTTAAAAAGAAAGCTATGTGAATCAAAATCTTTTTTTCTGACTGAAACCATCGGACGAGCATCAAGTATGCTGTTAATACGAATAGCACGCTTTTCACACTTCTTTGCCCAATCGTTTAATAGCTTTGCTCTATACTTGTCTTCTTCTGCCTTTGCTTCCGCATACAAGCCACGCAATGTTTTTGCAGTTAATGCTTCAATCTTTCTCTTACTGTCTTCTTGCCACTGTTTACCGTTCCAGATAAGCCATTCAAGCTCATTGCAATACTTGAGGTCTTGGCCATGATAATAGACAATTCGTTCAGCGTTACCTAGCTCTGTAAGATGGAAGCTTGGTGCCTTATCAATTATTTCTTCTGTATCTTCAATTCCTTGATCATCAGAAATGTATATTTCATACGGTTTTTCTTGAGGAGGTTCATAATCTGCTACCGTTGAAGGTGTCGTAAGAATGGCTGTTTCGATTGTCATTTCTCCATATGTTCTACCGTCACTAGAATGAGGTTTGTCCCATTTCTCACGAATTAAAGCTGATTCTCGAAACATGGAATCCATTTTATCTGCATCTTTATCTGTCCAGAAAGCTAAATAATTGCATAGTGCCATGTCTGTAGATGAATGATCACCGTTAATCAAAATCCCTTGAAAAAGGTCTTTTATGTTGCTTCCACTTTTACTATTGAGCATTCTCTCCCATATTTCTGAATTGGATAGGCTACTAATATCCTCTTTCTCAAACTCTCTTGTACGAGCTTTTGCTTCCGGCTTAGGCTTTTCTTTTAGATATTTATCAAATAAGGATTTAAACTCTTCTGTCCGTTCTTCCACAGGTGTTTTTCCTAAACTGTTTCCGGTAAAAGTGAAATACCTACCGTGTCTGTACACTTCTAAACCAATAGAAGGATTTTTTCTACCTGTACCAGGTCCTTTTAATGGCAGCTTTCCTTTTGCAATAATGTGGATACCTTCACCACTTGGAGAATATTCGGTATAGCTTTGAATCGTTTCAATCACGTCTTCAGCTAACTCTGTAAGAGCTCCCTCACTTACACAGTGATCAATATCAACGCCTACAAAAGGATCATCCTTTGAAAACATAAAACCTATACCATCATATCCACCTTGCTCATAGAATTTGATTATTGTCGGAAAGGTAGACCATGTACGTTTATTATTTGATTGAGCCATCTCCCCATTAATTTGATATGGAACTTTTGTCGGCTTACCATCACGCTTTTCTGAACGCCATAGAATCCAATGAGGAGTGGCTCTTAATTCCGTTGGTATGTTGTGAAATTGATGTGTCATTTAAATTACTCCCTTTTGAAAAGGGAGCCTTCATAGCTCCCTCCTATTCATTGAATCTACTTTTATACTTTTTAAAACGGAACGTCATCATCTGAGATTGTAATACTTATATCTGAAGCATTTACCTCTGAAACCTTAAAACCTTTTACCTCTGGATATTTTTTGCCGTTATACTCGCGTTCACCAACAATTACACGAAGAGACTTATTAACAAATGCATCTGCCCATTCTTTATAAGAATTAAATTGCATACCGTCTGGGAACTGTGCTGCTTTTGAAGCTGCTTGGAATCTCCACATTGATTTATCCGTAACAGTGAAGTTATCATATAAAAGCTTTTGACCTTGGAAGGCTTGGTCTACATCAGAACGAACTTCATAATCTACAACTACACGATTGTTACCTGATTCTGCTTTTTTTAATTCATAATTAATAACTGTTACCTCATATTCACCTGGTTCCACTACTACAAATTCATTTGCTTGACTGTGATCTACTTTAAACATTATTTTTCCTCCTTAGTTTTAAAAACTTTTAATCTATCAAATGCTGCTTTTGCATACTTCAAATTAAATTCGTCAAGTCTTTGATTAGACTTGAATTCCATTTCTGAAAGCATTTTAGCTGCATCCTTATTTGCATCAACAATTTCCTTAATTTCATTAATTAAGCTATTTCTTTCTTGAATCTCTTCTGCTTGTACATCTATTCCTAATTCAAGCCATTTATAAAGCTTGCGTCCTACATCAGAATTTAGCTTTGATGGATTACCTTCAAACATCCGAGTGTTATCTTTAGATGTATCAGCTACATGGTCAATACCAATGCTGAAATTAAGCATGAATTCATATTCCATTTCATCTTTTTGTACCGGCTTAGTGCCAACCTTACGTGGAGCCATTTTGCCGTTATTATCAGGCTCAACCACATATTCTTGTTTAGTTCGTAAAGTAGCAAAGATGTGAACATTGTTGCGAGTTAACGTTTTGATTAACTGAGTAGTTTCCGGTGCAAGCTTGCCCCAGTTTTGAAAAGAGTTACCGGACATTTGCCCGTGCTTTTCCACAATTCCTCCCTCTCCTTGCCAATTGTGTGAGAGGCTGTCCACAATAATGACTTCAGCTCCAGCCTTTTTCATAGCTTGTACAGCTAATTCATAACGTTCAGTTGTATAAGGTGGTTCAAAATTTATGTGTAGAAACTGTCCAATCCTTGTCCCATCAAAATCTGAATTTGCATATAACTTTGAACGTTCATGTTCAGTATCAATAACTCCAATTTTGTCCCAAAGCTCTTCTTCACTTGCATTAGGATAAGCTTCACTTACTAACCCATAAGCTGTTAGAAGGGCCCCTGCTGTTTTACCAGCACCACTAGGACCGATAAATCCTACAACAGCCTTCATTTTTTCGCGCTGTGCCTTTTTGACTTCAAACATGACTTACACCTCCACTTTGAAGTTCAAGCTCGCAGGCTCAATTTCTACGCCTGGAATCATCGTTCCGTTTGAGTCGATTACTACCAGCTGTCCATCTACTTCATGAATGTGGAGAACCTTCTTCAGGTCGCCCCATTTCACTTCTTCTTTAATGAATTCAGTCATGCCCGTTTCTTTCACATGCTGCAAGAGCTTGTCCTTATCAACAGCTTTAGGCTGCTCTTTGGTAGCACGACTTTTTGATTTACCATAAGGTGTAGAAATGGTTTTAGCTTTTGGGTTTTCCTCTAATTGCTTAGCATGATAGGCTGAGACAAGACTTTCAAAGTAATTCTTATCACTATGGAGAGCAATCAACTCACGATTTTCCCAATCACTGATTCTAGCACGTTCCACATCAGCTAATTGCTTAACTTCTTTTTCTTTCGCTGATAAAGCAGCTAATTTACGGAAAACCCAGTTTAAACTTTCTATATCAGTAACCTGAAAAGATTCTTTTTCAGATTGTTCAGTGTTTTCAACCTCTAAAATTTCCATTTGTTGAAGTTGGTTCATGTATAGAACATCCCTTCTATATTGAATTTTCTGCCTAAGTATGGTAAAAATAAATTGTCATCCATGTAAGTCCACTCCGCCAAGTGGGCTTTTTTATTGTTCACCTGCTATTTTTCTATTCGAATCTCTACGAACATATTTGGCTATACATCTTGAGTCATCGTGAAGATGAACACTACCCCAATCAAGCATTCCTTGACCTTCCACAATATTTGAATCACATCCATCACATACAGATATAACTTCAGGCTCTTTCTCCTGCGGATCTGCAATACCATATCCATTTTTTAAAACCATCGGATTTTCAACTTCAGTCACTTTACCACCTCCTTTAAGGTAAAGGTTCCAGTATCGCTCATGCTGCTTTCTAGCGAATTCAGCGATTTTTGCACGCCCACCAAGAACCATATTCATTTCAACTTTTATAAAGAAATTAGAAAGCTCTAATGCGCCCATGTTATTCATATTGACTAACTCCCTCCTTACAATTCATCAAAATATTTATTTAAGAACTCTTTCATATCTTTAGCTTTGAATAACCATCTGCCGTTCTTTTGCTTAGAGAAATTTCTGACTCTTGGATCGTATATCACATATTCCATCAGCCAATCATATGAACGACTTGTTTCATATTGAAGTCTTTTCATATCCCACCAAGTACCAATTCCCATATCAATTAAGCGTTCATTTACTTGGCGTTCAACTTCTTTTTCCAAATAGCTGCTGTCGATAATAACTTGAACAGTTGGCTGCATTTATACCTTCTCCTTTTATCCAACTTATTGATTTCCACGTTCCATAATGGGTAAGATACCTTTTCGGCTTTTTAGTAATTCATAAATGAATAATCGCCCTTTTTGAGTCCAATAAGTATGCATCTTACTTTTCTCTGAATTAATTGTATGTGTCTTGCTTTGCGTATAACCTTTATCAGCGTACCGTTGATATAAAAGCCAACAATCTCCTTGTCTAAATTGAACGCCTAATTCATGAAGAAGTTTATTAAAAGTTCTTGCACTCATTCCGTAATCTTTCGCTATTGTACTTACGGATAATAGTGAATTGTTTTGCAATACTAAATCATAATAAGTTGCTTTCGGCTGTAACTCATCGATAATTTGTTCTTTCTGAGCATTTTGAAGTTTCAATTGCTGTTTCTCTTTCTGTTCAATAATCCATCTTTCAGCACGCTGAATTGGATCATCAATTGTGTAAGATGGCTGATTAAGATCGAAGAGCTGTTTTTCCATTTCTTCGAACTTCGTTACATAAGTAGCCGTAAAAATAATTCCTTTTTTACCAATTAATTTATTAGCTACCATGTCACAACCTTTACGCGTTAGTAGGTAACAAGGCTTTTCTCGATTTAACTTATCTTGATATGTGCTTTCTATAAAGAAATCACATGGGCGGAATTTTCCGCTCATTAAATGTTCGACATACACTCTAATTGTTTCAAGTAAATCTTTATGTCGCTTTCCAACCATATCAGCTACATCTCTGCTATCTGTTAAAAGTTGATCGTTAATATTTAAAATTTGCAATTCCATTTCTAGCATCCCACTTACCATTTTGATAATTTAATTATCAAACGGTGTAAAAAAAGAGATAAACTTATTGACGATAATATTTTTATCTAATATAATGAGTAATAGATAATTTAATTATCGCTTTAGACAAACTTAATAGACGAATTTTTCAAAATAATCCGGAAACAGTTTTTCTACAGGTTCATTGAAGTAAGCTGATAGTTGAAACATCAAATCTCTGCCAGGAGTAAATGTACCATTTTCTATCATTCGTAAGTAAACTGTAGAAATGTTATTATCTTCAGCAACCATTTTTTGAGTGCCTTTATTCTTACGACACTCTGAAAGAAAAGATCGTTTAGTAGCCATTTATTGAACACCTCCTTACTGTACTTCCGATTATATTTGATAATTTAATTATCGTCAAGCAGTTTTGATAAAAATTTTATCAATGTTTGGAGGAGAATTTATGAAAATAGGTAAAACCCTTACTACTCTAAGAAAAAAGAGAGGAATCACCCAAGATCAAATAGCTGATATTTTAGATATAAAAAGAGCCAGATATAATTCATGGGAAAACGACATTGCGAAACCAGGTCTAGAAATGTTAGATAAGATTGCAGATTTCTACGGAGTAAATACCGATTATATTCTTGGACGTGATGTTAATAGTAATAATGATCAATTATCAGATATTGACGAAGAAGTTCGTGTCTTAGCACGAGATATACAAGATCTTGATTCAGGAGATAAAGACTTACTTAAAGATTTAATTCATACAATGCGTCAACGTGGAAAAAAGGCGTTAGATGAGTAATGAGGTTTCCTGTAAGAGCAAGATATGACCAAGTAATGACTAATGTTAATAAATTTTTCGTTAATGAGAATATTACTGATTTTCCTGTAAATCCTTTCGAGGTTATAAAAAATAATAAATGGGGACTAATTACATATTCTGAACTTGCAGAGATACATCAAACGGATATTTCTAATATAGTCAGTGCTTATCAAAGTGAAGATGGCTATACCATGTATGATGGTGAAAATTATACCATTGCTTATAATGATACTATAGCCAGCCCTGGAAGAATTCGTTTTACTTTAATGCATGAAATAGGTCATATATATATGAACCACCTTATAGATTTTGAAGCAACAGTACTATTTAAAAGCACACTTACCCACACCGAATATAAAATATTAGAAAATGAAGTAAATGCTTTTGCGAGAAATGTTCTTGCTCCAGCTATTATTGTTCGCAACTTACAGTTGAGAAAAAAAAACCAATTAATAAGTTACTTTAAAATTTCTCGAGCTGCTGCAAAAGTTAGATTAGAAACCTTAGAATTAGATTTGCAATATTTATTCACTCCATTTATAAGAGTTCAATTAAAATATTTTAAAAACTTCATTCATAATAAAATCAATTCCAACCAATGTCTTAATTGTAACCATTCTTTTGTTTATGAAAATGCTATTTTTTGTCCCGTTTGTGGACAAGGTCAATTAATTAAAGGAGAAGGAGACAATAAAATCATATATTCAGGATACGATCTTGACGAAAATGGTCGTGCAAAGATTTGCCCAAGATGTGAGAATGAACAACTAAAAAATGGAGATTACTGTAAAGTTTGTGGTGTATACACTATAAACAAATGTGGTAATTATGAATGGTTTAACAATGCAGTCTCATGGGAATGCGGAACTATCCTAGATGGCAATGCACGTTTTTGTACAACATGTGGGCACAAAAGCACTTTTTTTGAAAATGGTTTATTGGACTCTTGGGATGTAGAAAAAAGAGAACGGGAAGAGGAAGAACATTATAGACTTATGGCTAATAATGGTGTGCCTTTTTAAATTTTTTATATTATATTAAATTACTAGAAATAAACAAATTCTTTTTATACATATCAAATCGAATTCCTATTACAACTAGAGGTGACTTACTTGAAATTTAAAGACGTTACAACAGAAAGAACAATAGTATTTTCTATGTTAAAAAATCAAAGTAGCAAAAATAAAATAGTGAAAATTTTTAGTAATGGTGCTACGAAAATAATTTATAGGAACAATGGGATAAATGAACATGTTAGCCTTTCAAATCTTAAAAGGGGCGTTAAGAAGCGTGAAATAGATTATGCTATAAAGAACATCCTAAAGATCAATCCTAAATCAACAAAAATTTCTCTTAAGTCTAACGGAGTTGTTAATATTTCTAAAAATATTTAAATAAATTCAGTAATCTCTAAAAAACATTCATAAAAAGAGGTGATTGAATGGCTAGTTTCAGAAAGAGGAGCAATAAATGGGAATATCGTATTAAATACACTGATCCGGCAACCAAAAAGAAGAAGGAAAAAACAAAAGGCGGCTTCAAAACAAAAAAGGAAGCTCAACTTGCTGCTGCAGATTTTGAAAGCAAATTGTTTTTTGGTGGTCATACTCTTATAACCGGTCAAAAGATCTTGATAAAAGATTGGCTTTCAGAATGGCTTAATGTATACGGTAATAAATGCAGCTCTCGAACTTTGGAGAATAGAGAGACTCATATAAATAAACACTTAGTTCCTAACCTAGGATATTACAAATTAAGCGAACTATCACGACTGGACTATCAGAAGTTTATCAATGAATTAGCTAAAAAATATTCAAAAGAATCTGTGAGAAACATTCATACCACATTCAATTCAGCAATTAATAAAGCTGTTGAGCTAGAAATGATTACGCACAACAAGTATCGAAATATTTCTATTCAAAAAGCAAATGATATTGCTCATACAAAGACAAATTATTTAACAAAAGAACAAGTTAAGGTCTTTATGGATGAGGCAAAAAAAGCTAAAATCCATCATTACATTGTTGCAAGTCTTTTATTACGTACTGGGATGCGCAAAGGTGAAATGATTGCTTTAACATGGGATGATATCGATTTCGAGCTTAAAACAATTAGCATTACTAAAACACGGGATGATTTTGGAGAGAGACCACCTAAAACAAAAAAAAGCATTCGTACTATTAGTATCGATGATACATTGATTGCTGATTTAAAGAGGTATCGTACTTGGCAGAAAGAATATAGGCTAAAGAATGGACCTGATTATAAAGAAAAAAAATACCTGTTAATAGGCTTATATGGCGAGGAACTTACGAGTAGTACAGTAAATAAAATTATAACTTCAATAGCTAAAAAAAGTAATCTACACCATATCTCTCCTCACGGGCTCCGCCATACACATGCAATCATGTTACTGGAAAGTGGTGCAGATATAAAATTTGTCAGTGACAGGTTAGGACATACCACAGTGAAAATGACTGCTGATGTCTATATTCATATTACAAAAAAATATGAACAAGAAAACATTCTAAAATTAGAAAGTTACTTAAATAATTAAATTAGGTGGGCAAAAGGTGGGCAATTCACCCACCAATAGCTTACAAAATCTTTAATATCAAAGATTTTTTTCTTGCTTCCACCACTCATCAAACATGCTAGCCGGTAACTGACGCTTATGTTCAGTAATACGATAGCGCTGTTCAATTTTTTCAGCGGCTTCT